ACTCTCCATGTCTTCAATCAAAACCGAATTAAAAGAGCTTATGGTTTTGGAGTCTAAATACGGGATATCAGGAACAAATGCAAAGTTTAATGTCAATTGTGCCTACATATGCCAGGACAGCGAAGGCAAAAAACACGCGCTGTATGAGCGATATACACCTGTCGCTAGTGAGAAAGCAAAAAACTTGTTTTACGGTCAGTTTGTAAAGCATCATTGCGCCGAATCAAGCAAGTATTACCCTTGGTTACAAAGTAGAACGATGGTTTCAGAGATGCTTCATAAGATAAACACGCCCGATTATCTATTAGTTGACGAGGATAATAAAATAAAAAAAAGAGTGTTTGCGCAGTCAAACAATGTGCCGCATGATTAAAACTTAGGCGGCACAAGGGGGATTTAACGCATAGATATAATAGGCTCTTCCCTTTCTTCTGGTTTATTTCTTTCGGTGATTTTAGTTAGAAAGTTAATAAGCAAATCTAGAACATGCAAGTTCAAAAAACTGTTTGCGACCACTAATACATCTTTTAGAACCAAAATTACTTGGTCAATAATGCTGTGGTTAGATATCAGGTGGCTCTGGTGGTTAGGTTGACGGTTAAAATCATTGTTCGGTTGGATTTGTTTTTCCTTGAAGTACGAGGCCCACATGATCACTCCTTGATTGGTGGATCACTTTAACTATAGACCATCATTTTAAATTATTCCACCGAACCCAAATTGATTAGCAAATAGGAATGCCGCACGGCAAATTCCCCGCATATTCAGATCCCAAATAGCTCTTAATAACTTCTTGCGCCTCATCTAAACCCCATACAGCAACAGCCTTGTAACCCCTAAAGCTCATGCGGTCAATAAACTCTTTTTGAGCCTTAGAAAGACGCCCAATTCCCTCTTTAAGTTCAATCCATAAGCCATGAAACCCATTTGAAGGGACAGCTATGAATAAATCAGATACGCCAGCACGAACGCCCATTCTTTTTAAAATTCGGCCTTGTTGTATGGAACAAGAGCGCTCGTTGGCAAAATGATAAACGTCTTCAGAAATTTCTGGATAATTGTAATTGATCCAATTAATCAGATTTATTTGAGTGACTGATTCAGGCCCTAATTTCATCATTCACCACGCATCACTTTTGCCACTTCATTAGCTCTATTAGGAACTTGTCGAGCCCATTTGCTGTCCAACGCTTCTTTAGAAGCTCTGATATAATCTTTATCCTGAATGGCTGATATCATTTTTTTGAATTTTACCAAACTAGGAAGGCCAACATTAAAACACATGTTTACTAAAGCATATTGAACGTGTTGCGGCGAATCAACATACCAAGAGAAGTTAGACAACTCTTTAATGCAGCGATTAATGTCGTTGTTTAATAAATACTCTGCTTCGTCAGCAGATATTCCGTTGTCTTGAATGTTGCGCCCATACCCAATAGTTACTTTATTTTCTGTGCATAAATAGGGGTATAAACGCAACCCTTCATGACCTTTTATCCATTTTTTTAAATCCATTATTGATCCTTATGAGCCGATGATAAATCAATGTCAACGCCGTTGGCTCTTAATAAAGATTCAGCAGCTTGCTCTATAGGCCCGTCTGGCTTCTTAATCACTAATAATGATGCGTATCCAACCAAAATAGCGCCGCCAATAACCAAAATCCTTATCAATACTGGGTTCATAATGCCTCCTTGCTGTTAATCTGCGGCTTGCTCTTCATTATATTGAGAGCAGTCCACAATTACCCCCGACTCTATTAGAAACAATTGAGCCAAACGCTCCATAGTGTTTTCGATATGGGTCGCTATATAGTTTAAGTATAGTATGGTAATAACAAAAAAACTAATGATGAGGACAGGAGTTATTTGCTGCTTCAGCCATTTGACAAAATTCATGTTACATTCCTGGGTCGCCGCCCACGGCAACCACCGGCTGCCTATCTGCTTTTTTATGCATAGAGCGACGTAATTGTTTTATGATGCGGCTCTTATGATTTGATAATTAAATATGGTGTCGTTTCCTGGATTTGCAGAAAAAGTAACTGTCAAGGTGTCAACAGTACAAACCGCTTGAAGCACAGTAACATTCCCTGTCCCATCGTCAACCACCTGAACAAAAGCCAAATCGGTAGCCAAAACCCCTGGAATTGCAAAAGCCTCAGCAGCAGCGCCACCCACTGTAGTTGGTTGTCCGGCGAATTTAATAACGTGGCTCGGGGTGATTCCAGCAGAGAGCATAGCCAAATCAATAGAAGCAGCTTGAATAGTTGTAACTCCAGCATTACTTATTGCTACGTCACCAGACATGGCAACAGCAGTTGGAACGTTCCCAGCGGAACCAACCAGTATCTGAGCCGATGGAAGAGCAGCAAGTTTACTAAATGCAATAGCAGCTGCCGCATTTACATCCGCATTAACAATTGCTCCGGCAACAATAGAAGTGACGCCAGCGTTTGTAATAGCAATGTCTCCAGTCATAGCGACGGCAGTAGCCACATTAGATGCATTACCCACAAACAATTCACCATTAGGTAATGTCAAAATACCATTTGATGCCGATAAATTCCAATCCTGTCCTGATTTAGATATGTCAAACCATGCAACCTCAGTCGATACGGCAGATTCACTTGCTTTAGTTGACACTAGGGCCATGTCGTATTCAGAGAAAGAAGCGCCATTTTGAACCGCCTTATTTAGATAACCTGCTGTAGTAACTTCCGCTATAGTATCATTTGTATCAATGTAAACTACTCGTGGCTTAACACCAACAAGACCAGGTTCACCGATTTGTATGTTTAGAATGGGCATTTTATATCCTTATTAACGAATTGTGAATGATGCAAAAATTATAAATCAACTTGCCCCGCAATATCTCTCTCAAAATCCTTCCTCTTTGCCACCACATCAGCGCTCCAGAGAGAATCAATTGATTGCAAATAGCGCTGAGGGTTAATTGCAAGCTTGTCAGCAAATCGAGCCTCTTTGCAATGCGAATCAATAGCCTGAAGTTCTCCGGGAACAAAAGCCCTTGAGTGACGCTCCAATTTATTTAAAATAACGCCGTCTTCAACTAAGTAGGTATCCATATGCCAAGTTAATGTGTCTGAAAAAAAATCGTATTCGTATGATGGATAAATCTTTCTCTCTAAAGCCATGATGTCCCCTATTTGTAATTATGCAACAAAACAAAAAAACTCAAACCTAAAAGATTGAGCGTTCCCTGATGTAAAATTGGCTGCAGTGACATTGTTATTCGTAGAAGTACCTTGGGCAGTTAAGGTTATGTAATTTAACGTTCCAGCGCATTGACCTATTAGCGTAGTTGTTGCTCCCGGATAAGCCAATGACGAGGAACTGTTGCCGAGAAGAAATTGAACCGTACCAGAGCCAGCAAGAGGCACAACAGGGAGCCCGGTAATTCTCGCGTCCCCTGAGGAAGTCGTAAATGTGGGCGTAACCGCATAAACACACGTATAGTATACCATGTCACCAATTCTATAGTAAAAGGCCTGAACAGATTCCCCGGATAAAGCCAAGTCACCAGGAGTTACAAAAGTAAGCACAGGAGTCCAAGACGCCTTTGTGGTGTATGAACCCAATGCACCCCCACCAAAATTAATACTAGTCGCGCTAGCCACCCCTAAAGTAGGTGTTACCAAAATAGGCGAGGTAGCGCCTACAAACGCCCCCGTCCCCGTCAAGCCAGTAAGTGAGTTACCTACCGCATTAATTGCCGCCATGAAAAACTCTCCTAAGCCGTTGTTAACAAGGTACTAACAAAACTAGTAGTAACCCATGAAGTATTGGCAACATCGCAAACCAGCTCGATGCATTCACCTGCTTGAGCTGTACTGGTTACCGTCCCACCCGCAGAAGTTGTGGAGCTCAAAACACGAACAGTATCTCCGGTTTCAGCAACTACGACCCACCCCCCGGCGTTTGCGGTTGCCCCTACCAATCGAATAATGTCGCCCACTGCAAATACTGCAGGCAAATCTAAAGACGTCTGAGCCGCATTTAATGCGATATAGGTAGTGTTTACGGCAGCGACTTGCGATGTCCCGACAATAGGGACTGTCGCTAACCCTCCGCCAGAAACATTAATAGTAATGCTGTTAGCGCCGTTAGAAATACTAACCCCAGTGCCAGCAGTCAAAGTCGCTGCAGCAGGAGCGCCAGAGGAAGAGCCAATTATTAATTGACCATCAGCATTTAATACAGGCAGAGATTGAGATGCGTATTGAGCAAATGTAATGTCTGTAGTGCCCATCACAAAAGGTCCTGGACCAGTTTCTTGCCATAAAAGGCCGGCATTAATTGTTCCTTGGTTAACAAGAACAACGCCAAACTGAATTACTTCTGCCGCCTGATCGTAGTCAGTAGCCCTAGTCAATACCCAGTTAACCGCCCCAGAACCAACTGTAGTTACGGTATAAATACCATTTTGAGCAGGAGCAGCTTGGTTCTTAACAAGAACCCTGTCAGACGTAGCGACCGCAACTCCATCAAGAGTTAATGCCGCCATGGCGCCAGAATTAGTTAATGTAGCCCCCACCCCCAATACGCCATTTGCATACACAGCAGTTAATGCACCGGTTGTTGCCACTCGGACTGCCTCGTAAGAAGTTAGCCCCATAGCTTCAAGGTAAAAGTTAAGCTCACTGCTTCGCGTGTATTTTTTGGTAGTTCCCGTAGGTGCGCTTGATGTATCCGTGGTATCCGTAGCAGGCGTTAAATCAGTTCCCTGAGGCGTTCCTGTGGGTAATGCGCTTATTTTAATTTCAGCCATTATAATCCTTAGTTATTCAGTGATGAATTCGTCACCATTTTCCGCAGCCAATATAACATCGTCCTCTGTGACAATATAAGAAGTCCCAGGAGGAGGCAGCATAACGTCATCATTCCAAGTCACAACAAACACACTCTTCTTAAAAGGGTGCTCATCTTGTCCAAGAAAAGGCCTATTAACAAATACCATAGTGCTCTCTATACGTTAAGACTATAAAATGTAACGCCAACCTGAGCAGTAGTATCGCTCGTTATAAAATGTAAAACATCAGCAGCACTAACCATTCGAGCAGCCGGATTTAACTCGCTACTCACTGTTGCAAAAGTAGCACCAACAGGAACGGCAGCTGTAGCATTTAATGCAACCCAAACACTTGCCCCAGGCTCATAGCTGAATATTGCAATGTATTTGTTAACGTTATTGGCTACATTGCCAATCATCCCGCTTGATGGAACAGTTAAAGTAGTATCGGTGTTTTGAGCCAAATCGGCGCTGTATTTGTCAAGCGCGAACGATAAGCCAAACCCATTATAACCGTTGATATCCCTAGACATCGAAAACGGAGTCGCCATGATGTATCCCTCTTAAACTTCGCCAAGACGCGCATTGGCCACATAATGATAAAACATGCCAGCAGCCCCCGCATTTGACGAAGAAGTTGGCCCCGCTAAAGCTAACCCGCCTAATGTGGTGTAAGAGGTTCCGTAAACACCAGCACCACCAGTAAGCGTTGTAAAAAAAGTAGAAAACGTTGCCTCGGTTAAAACCAAGCCCGCAGAAGAAGAAGACAACATTGCCGTGACCCTGTTTGCGGTAGCTGATGCTCCTGAATAAAAAGCAAGCGTAGGCGCGGTTCTTTTAACTGTTTTGTATTCAAGACCAAAAGGAGCGGCCTCACAAGAAACCTCACTAGTTCCTGAGTTAAAAAACGCATTCATAGGAGCGCATAAACTATTAGCTCTTGTAGCTGTAGCGACAGCCCCAGGCGCAAAGCTAGTTTCATAATAATATTGACATTCCTCAAGAACCTGATTGTATGTTTGTGGCGCCGGCCTTGTGGGTATATCGCCAGGAACAACAGATATAGAATTGACTGTAATGACTGTGTTGATTGCTGCGTAACTGAACGTAACTACAATAGCAAATTTATCAGTATCCGCGATTTCAGATGCGTCTGTGATTTCCCATCCAGAATACCCGTAGTCATTGTCACTTCCATTAATTTCGTCATTGGTAGAGGCGGTGCTTAAAGTGAACACTGGAGTTCCAAGACTGCTGCGATTAATAAGCGTCCATCCTGCGGCGGTTAATGTAAATACACCATTACCAGCTAAAGTACCTATAGTGGTTCCCAGGGAGGGAAATGTTGCAGCTGCGGTAGCACGGTACAAGTAGATCCTGCAGGTAACAGCGCCGCCCGCACTTCCTCGATAAGCAAACATATTTACTGACAGTCTTGTTCCTACCATTTTTTTTGCCTGCGAACCGGACAAATATTGCATGATATAAAATGCATCCGGAACCGAGCCGGCAGTAGTAAATTGCAAGCCTCCGGTAACGCTGTTACGCGCATAGGCTATATTTGTTGATCCTCTTGCTGCTATGGTTTGATCCCAAATGTATGCCCCAGACGCACTAATATTTCCAGTCGTTCCAAGCTGGGCAGGATTTAAGGGGAAATCCCACCCGGTAAGCAAGCTAGGAATGGGCTTAAACTCCAATAAAGGCAGATAGTAATTGAACAAACCATTAATTTGTTTTGGTGTTGATTCCTGAATGTAAGCGGCAACTGAAGAGGTGTTTTCAACCTCAACAATCTGAATACTGGTTATTTGAACGGTAGTAATCGGCGTGAATGATATTATTACATCTACATACCCATCCGGGGCAATGTCAGGGTTTGCCGTTTCATCAAGAGCCGCAACCCCACTAAGCGGAGTAAACCCACCAGAGGACGATGTAGGGCTGCTGAAAAACTCATAAGATGACCCGGCAGAGGGAACCCAGGACATGGTCACATTAACTACTGCGGTGGGAGAAACCCCAGCAGCTAAAAGAGACCCTTGTAGGTTTGCAGCCCATAAAAGTCTTGGGCTGGCCGTAAAACGCTGCCTTAAATAAACTTCGGTGATAGACCCTGCAGTAGATAACTGCAACGCATAAGGGGGGTTTGATGGCACATCAGTAGAGGTTATGGATATTTGACTTAAAGTAACGGTGCCAGACCCTGTTGTAACTAATGTCCAATTCGGGGCTATTTGTATTTCGTTATCAATTCCAGATACAGAGACAGTGTAAACGGTGCTCCCAGATGGGGCTTCAAATAGCACCTGTACAAACTGTGGATTCAAAATCTCATTCCCAGCAGCATCAACCGCACCACCATCAACGCCAACTGCATTGGGCGGGTAAGCTTCTCTCGTAAATTGCAGCACATTGTCTGAGCTATAAACTTCTAGGTAATAAAGCTCAGGCTCTTCACCTGGGTTGGATGGAGTTCCCTGATAAGGAAATGTATAAACTAAAATATCATTTCCTGAGTCATCACCAAAAGTGCCAATTGAGGTTAATGTTATAGGATTTGGTAGGGCAACAAACTCATAAGTATTGTCTGGTAATTGAACTTGCTGATAAACATCTTTGAGGACGCTGCGATCTGTATCTTTGTAAAAATAAACTAAGCCAGCAGATAGAGGAAGGCCACTGTCTTTATCTCTAAAACAGATTTGAGGGGGGAACGCAACGACATAATGCGAATCAGGAAGCGCCATGCAATACATCCATATATAGTTATATGGTTAATATTATAGGCTTTTCAAATATTTATGCAATGTCATGGGTTAGATGCATCAATTAATGGTCAAACCATTTTTTCCGCTCAAGTGCATAACGCTTCATCCTTTGGCTTTCAGTTTCTTTTGTAGTTAATTTATACCCTACTGGAGTTTCAAAAGTACCGTTGGTTAATATTTTAATAAGTCCTTTAATCGCCTGTGCTTTGGTAAATTTGGTTTTATCCCTTGAGTTAATATGAAATTCGCATTGTTTTAAAAATTCCTGATCTGTTCTTGGGTCATCAGCCGGTTTAAAAGAAATAAATTCAGTACTACAACTACTTGCTGTTGTAGTTGTAGTGTTTTTATTTTCCTTTGTAGGTAGTGTTGTCTTTTTAATGTCGCCATTAACCGTTGCAACGGCAACACCGTTCAACGGCTTTTTGGCGGAACGGTGAATATCCACACCGCCAATTTTGGCAGATCGGTTTGATAAGGCATCAGGACTGAACTTTGTTCCATTCAATACAACCAATTTCCATTCACCAAACGACCCGTCTTTATTACGATTTTGACGATATTCAATTAACGAAGATGCATTTAGCCAGCTCATCCATCGCTGATAAGTACGCTCAGATATTCCAAAATGATTCATGATTTGATTTTTGTTAATAGTCCAATCTTTTGGTAATGATTGAAGGTAAACCCAAAGGAACACAGGCTTTATAAATTCATGGGGGGTTTTTTGTATGACCTGATTAGGGATCATAGTGAATGGTAATTGCTCTTTCTCAAAGCTATCAAAATCATATTTTTCTATGTTATTATGTGCAACAGACATTATAGTAATTCCCTTATTATTATTTTGTTGGGTTAAGTTGTGATCTATTAGTCGATTTAATCCTTCTGTGAATTTGATGATTCTAAGCCCACTGAGTTAGTAGCTCATTATGTGGGCTTTCCTTTTTAAGCCATTCTATACTAACCCTTTTGATTTATCTAAACTTCCTTAACTATGCTGTTATTATGAGCAATAAATGATTGACATTTAAGCAGCTCATTGGTACATTATGGTGTACTTTGGTTGTTTTGGAGCTTATCTAATGCCTTTAGTTTTTATGACAATAATTATAGGCGCGCTTATTTGGTATGCTTTTCTTTTGGGGCTAATAACTGTGATTTGTGATTTTATTTTTATTGTTTCAGTTTTTTATTGTGCTTTTGTTCTTTATTTACATTTAGAGGATGATTCTTATTATTACAATGATTATTTCCCAAATTATCGCGATTTTGAAAAAATGTTAAAAGATAAGCTTAATAAGTTTAAAATTTAAGGGGGTAATATGTTTTGGTTTATAATTTTATTAGTTGTTGCTTTGCAAATAAAAGCAACCATCAATCAATTTGGTCATGAGTATACTGCTGAGTGATGGGTGCTTTTATTATTTTTTAATTGCTTTGGTTAGGTGCACAGCCCATTTGGGAAGGGGTGATGCGGCCATTAATGCATGCGATGCTAATTTTGATACTGGATTAATTTTGTAATGTAGCGCCGTTCTTTTTTGTCCTTGCTCCATAAGTTTTGCAGCCTCAGGCGCTCCTCTTGAGGCTTGTGCGCGCCCCATCTCAGAATGCATTTTTTCGCCTAGTTCATAAAGTTTTTGGCCAAGAGTGTTATGAACGCCTCCTTTTTTGCTTAGCCTCCTTCCTTCAGATTTGACTGACGATTGAAGATTGAACCAGGGTTTAAAGTTACCATCTAAAGCTTGAGCAACCGCCTCATCAACTGCGGCGTGCGGGATGGTCATTCCTGGAGATTTTAGTATTGTTGATGCTTCTAATATGTCCGCTGGATTAGGTTTATATCCGGTTAACAAATCTTTTTCTTTAAGAATTTGCATTTGTTTTTTATAAGGTTTGCTTGCTGTTGACTTAAGAATAGGAAATGCGTCACCTACCTTTTCGGCTAATTGAGGCGCTTTAGAGAGAGCTGCTTTGCTTGCTCCTGCAAGTGACTTTCCAAGTATTTGCGCACTTTTTGCGGCTGGGCCAACAGGAGTTAAAGCCTGAAATACCACGTCACCTGGCTGCTGTTCGCCTAAGCCAAAAACATCGGAATCGGGATATTGTGGCCAGTGTTTTGCCGCTGCGCTAAGGAATGGAATGTCTTTTTTTGCCAAGTATCCCATTAAGGGACCTGCTGGATTTGTAGCAAATTCGCCTAAATCAATAGCTCCTTGGCCAATGTTTTTTAATGAACGACCAAGAGGCATTTGAGCGGCCCCTGAAAGCTCGCCATAAATTCTGCTGGATAAACTTGGCGCGGGTTGCTCTCCCCCAAGCATTTGATTAATTTCTTCATCTGTTGCGTCGTCTGGGAATGAATGTATTTTCCCTTCGAATTTAATTCTCTTAACCATTTTATTGTCCTTTTTTAGGAACTAACTTTCCATTTACGCGCTCGTATTCGATGACTAAATTGAGCGGGTCTTCGGTTTCTTTCCCTGGGTGTAAAAACTGATTTGACATTCGGATCCCTTCGTACAGTTCATCTTTGTACTCATTGAGTCTCTTTCGATAATCAAAGTCTGTTTCAAATCTTCCTCTTTGCAGGATCGATTCAGCTTTTTCAATACTTCCTTTTGTATTGGGCCATCCTTTGGCTTTGGAGTAATTTTCTGCCGCTGCTGTTACGGCTTTATTGTGAGCGGCTTTCTGTCCTGATTTTATTGCGCCAAAACCCCATGGCTCAAAGGGAGATGGTAATTCAATAATATGATCAATAGACTGGATTGCTTTGGGCGAAAGATGGATTATGTTTTCATGTAATGTTCTAATTGCAGCTGGAAGCTTTTCTTCTTTTTCAGCCTTAGCTAACTCTTTCTCTTTAAATTTCTCTGCCTTGATATCCTCTTTCCTTTTAAATATCTCAAGGTCACGTTGCATTTTTTGTTCAGGAGTCTCAGGAATCTTCTGATAAGGGTCAATCCCAAATGCATTCTTCATCATTGCACGATACATTAATTGTTTTAATGGAATATTACCTGAAACTTGGCCGGGACCAGCAGCAACGCTACCAGGCTTCCTTCTTCCAGGAAACGTATCATAAGCACTTGCTGACTTAGCTATTCCAGGGCCATCCATTGAGAAATCATACTGACTGTTTTCATCGCGCATCTGATTGGCACCAGGCGTTGGATTTAATCCGCCTATAGACCCGGTGTCCTCTTCAGGAAAATCCTGCCCCATGTCTTCAGGACCGCCCCCCATTATGCCGTCAAACCCCTGAATTAACCTGTTGTAGTAATCAATCTTAGCCCGAGGATCAGTATCAAGCATCGCTCGTCTATGCGCATCCTCAGCGGCTCTTAAAGCCGATTCATGAAGTCGTGCGCGATAAGGAATATCAGCCTGTAACAGTTTATTACTTAGCTGTGAATGCAATAACGCCTCAGCCAATGTTTTAGGCTTGTAGGCTGCTTCCATTCCCATTCCAGCGGTTGTAAATCCCTGCTGAATGGCTGCTCCCAAATCTGGAGAACCTATCTCATTACGCGTCAAATGTTGTGGTAAATTTGAATAGTTAATAGGCATTTAGTACCTCATCACAAAAAGAAGAAAGGAAGCGCGCTGGATATTCCACCAAAGAAGTTACTCAAGCCCCCTGATCTCCTTTGATTCTGTTGCATCTTATCAAGATAACTCAATTGAGCCTGTTGCGCCAAGTTGCTACCTAATAAATCTCCATACCCCGTCGAGGCATCAAAGCCCATCTTATTAATATCGCCCAGACCGCCAAATCCAAGGCCGTAAAGAGCCATCTGATTTTTAAGGTAGTCTTGATAATCTTTTGCTGCGATATCGCCGGCTTGCTTCATAGCATCCTCTTGATGCATCAGGCTTCCTGCCATTCCGCCTGCTGCAGCTGCATTCCCAGAAGCTATCAGCGCGTCACGTAATTGTTTTTGATATCCAGGAGATTCTTTGTAGCTTTCTCCCAGCTTGTTTTGCAAGCCACCACCAAGCAAGTCACCAAATTGCCCTTGCATTTGGCCCAAGGCTTGCCTGCCAGCGTCCATGTAAGGCTGATAGTAAGGCTGTGTAGTGCCTGGTATTTCGTTGTAATAAGGCATTGCACTGCTTGCAGGACTGCCGCCGCCAAACATATTAAATAGGCCGCCAGCAGATTGACCCACTCCGGCTCCTATCCCCATAGCCTTTAGTAATGCGTTAAAATCCATAATGTCGCGCTCCTTAAGTAAGCGTTACTGTTTTAAATAATGGGGCTGATTCGGGGTAGTCCGCTGAATTTCGCACCGCAATTAATACTCTATCATTAGCATAATTAAGCGGATCGTCCGCTTTCTCATAAATAATAGTGCCAAGTTGACACGTATAGGTTCCTTGAACATCCTGGTTATTTTGTATTACCGTGACGTTCGCAGGAGATTGAGTAGGAACCACAACTCCCTCAGGACCAAAATTAACCTGCAATGAAGTTACAAGCCCCTGCAGAAAAGTTAAAAAATCATCCGTAGGCATTCCCTTTTCATCGACCAACCTCCCCATAGGTAGGTTAGGAATACGTATTACTCGCGCTAAACTTGTATCTACTGGCATTATGTATAGACCTCAATCACGCCTTCCGGACCGGCTACAAAACGACCATAACCAGAAAACCTTATTTGAAAAGTTGCATCATTTGCAATCCCAAGCCTCTGCCATATAAGCCGACTCTTGCGCTTTCCTATTGGGTTCATAGGTATTCGCGCAGAATTACCAAACGACTCACCCCCATCACGCGATATAGACAAATCAACAACCTCCGAAAAAGTCTCATACGCATTTAAATTGGCATTAGTTTCTGTTGTAATAATATTAGAATCTTCCGTGACTAGAATATCTAAATCTTCGGTGGCCAACTCATCCCCATTATGCCCTCCGGCAGAATAAGTAATTGTTCTCTCGTTAGGCTGGCCATTCTCAATCGTAAACCCTAAAGACTTGGCTATAAAGTAGCGCTGCGAAGGCATGCGAACGGGCGCTGTAACCCTTATCCGTGGGATAATTCTGGGAACTTCATCCTCATAGGAAGCATAAGTATATTGAGTCCCAAAACGAAACACATTCGGCCCCTTAAGGCTCACAAAATAATAATCGTTGTTGAAAAAAACAACCTGCCTTGCGGGATGATAATTCAACTCTTCATCAGAAACCGTAAAAAATAATTGCGACACAAAATCATAAGCATAGCTTAAATTATCATCAGGAAAGGTGATTTGATAAATTAAATGACCGTCTTGCTTGAATAAAAACGCCGTGCAGTTTGATGGATTGCTCAGCTCAGAAAACTTATAGTTAATGCCGTCAGTAGATATTGTTTGTATCCCGCCACCTTGAGTGTACATAATTACAGGCCCGGTCTGCTCATTAACCCCCAGCCATACAACAAAGTTTTCAAGCTCTGCAATACTTGATGGATTCAAACACCCATAATCCACATTGAAGGTGCTGTTACGCTGATAAGGAAATAACGCGGCACCAACATCCTGCCAAGATTCTCCAACGTTAGTACCAAACACCATAATGTTATTGCCACCCCCAGGCATAGGAACTACTGCCTGGATAAAGCCAGGCTTACCCTGCAACAAACCAACATGCGCGGAGTCATTAGGCCAAGTTCGTCCGTCATTTAATTCCGATAAAACCCATTGTTGGGTGCCGTTTACTGCAATAATAAATCGTGAATTTTGAAACGAACAATAGCCTGAAGCAGCAAAAGGATAAGTTATCGAATTAACAGCCCCTGGAGCAGATGAGTAAAAAGTATCCGTGTTGTAGTCGTACACGTAAACATACAACCCATCAGTTATAAGTATCTCTCCATTATTGTTCTCGGCCATAAATACATCGCTAGTCCCTGTGGCCAATACCCCAATTGCAGCCGGACTGAATAAAGACAAATTAGGATTAATTCTGTAAACGTTTTGACCAAATATCGCAATGATCAAAGGTTTGACCGTGCTTGAATAAATGCCACGCCCTGCGGAGGGGCTGCCGACCGCAGTTGCCATAACATAGCCGGCATAGGGCACCAAAAAACCATCTGCAACCAACATGTTCCAGGTTTGTTCTTGGCTTATTTTTGGAAAGCGACCGAATTTATTGCCACCCACTAAACCTAGAGGCAGTTCTTGAACTTCTTGTCTTGCATTGGGTGCCGGCATTTATTCTGTCCATCCTTTGTGCTTAATAAGGTAGTCGACTGCCATTAATAATAATTCTGGCGTGTCTTTGAATTTACCTATTCCTGTATTGCAATCATGACATAGTAATTGTCTTATTTGTCCTGTTTCATGATCATGATCCAAACAAAGCCGCATTTGTTTCCCTTTAAATTGCCTGATTTCTTCTTGATTGCATATAGCGCATTTATTATTTTGATCTACAAACATTTGTTTGTATGAGTCAATATTAACTTTCAATCTTCCTGCTATTGTTCTATCTAAATAACCTGAAGGGTTCCTTTTATAATGGTCTGACTGCCACTTCCTGTATTTTTCCGGGGTTTTTGCTTTATCTTCACGAACCCATTCTTTCACGCGATCTCTATTATTTCTTTTCCATTCCGTAGCTCTGCGGGTTGCTTCTTTTCGCCTAACGTCTCCATTATTTAAATAGCTATTTTTTTGTCGTATATTACAGCAAGCCTTACATCGCAAACGTATTGTTCCGTTAGGATTTTTACAAGAATACGCATTATCCTCATTCATTTCACCATGAACTTTGCACCAGTTTTTTTTCATAATACACTTCGAATAAAAGCATATTATAACTGGCAATATAGCCTACGTAAATCTAAGGCCACCATCCCTTCCATAAATTAACAGCCTGCCAATCTAGCACCGGACCGCCGTTAAAATAGCTTCTTTTGCTCAATGATAAATCAGGGGGGCTTACCTCCATGATTTTCTTTTCCATGGATTCTAGCGCTTTTTTAGACTCATCAGGGAACGTGCTACCCCATTCTTCACATATTTTTTTTGCTAAGCTGTATCTCAGAAATTCAATATAAAACGGGTCGTAGGTCAGTGACAAATCAGTTTGCAAGGTTACCTCATCAAACTCAAACTTTCCTGACAATTTCATTACATAAGCTTCTTGAGGTAGGAAATATAAAAATATCCTGCTACCACCGAGCTCACGCTCAATCCGATACATGTAAGGAAGCGATTGAATATTGTCTACCCTAGGGCTTCCAAAATAATTCTTGCGTGTAGCGTCTATTAATGAGTAACGCACATCACCAATGTTAAATGTTAGGCTGTCTAGATAAACAAGATGCTCAATAAAATATTCTTCTTGTCCCTGAACAGCGTTGAATGTATCTCGCCTGAAATAAGGGATGTTTCTGATGTCTGTTCCCTTAAAATTAAGCATGGCATTCAAAAGATAAAGACCGTCAGTGATTTGCGTTCCACTGACCGTCTGAAGCTCACGCGCTACTACCTGAGACAGATAGTAGGAGCGCGTGATTAATTGTAATGCGGTGTAAGCCATGCTTACTCCTTAATTATACAAGCCATTGATATCCAGCTACATCAATCGCAACAGCATCGCCGCCACCAGCAGACCAAAGGTATTCAATGCTTGGTGCGCCAGAGTTAAGTTTAGATAGAATTAATGCGCTATCTCGTAACACAACAGCGGTTACTTGGGAGGTCGCTTGATACATGTCGCCTACAGCACCAAAGGTTTTTAGAGTCAATGTGCGGCTTGCAGCTGCAGGAGTCATAGCAAATTTAATCCAAACAGGAGTTAGATCTACTGCCGGAACAAAGGTAGCTAGAGAAACCGCAGTATCTGTGGTTGCAGCACCTGCAGTAACAGCGGTAGCGATTGGGGCATCATACATGAATTGCCGTGAGCTGCTGTTTCCTGCAGTCCAGTAACCCAATAAAAAGTCGCTAGTGGCATCGGTTCTAACATAACCAATTAATCGAAACACGCTGTAACCAAATGGCAATAAAGGAGCGGTAGCAGATAAAGAAAGCAATAAGCCTTCTGGCAATCCACTAACTGGATCGGCAACCACATGAATAGCATACAAAGTATTTGCAGCTACAGTGCCTGTATCCAATCCATTTAAACCACTAACTGTGTTGTCCGCGCTTAACGCAGAGTCAACAACGATTTGATAAACACCGGTTGAGTCCATGCAGCTACCCACTGACACGTCAATGATTTCGTCTGGGGTCGTTGCGTCATTGCTGATTTGCAAGCCATTGATGTATTTCCATGGTTGCTGTCCAAATTGCACTGATGATACTGGCATGATTTAATCCTTATTTAAATTTTCGTTTCTGTGGTGCTCTTGATGATGCTTCCTGCATAACCATCTTACATCTAATGGCTTGTAATAGTCATCATGGTGAGCCTCTACTTTACTATTGCCGCAAACTTCGCAAGGCTTCCGAACTAAAACCCCTATCTTTATTTTTTTCCATGTAAGTTTTCTTACAGCTTCTTTAAATAGTTGATCCTCATTTAAAGTCCTACTTTTACGAATTTCATATTTGCAATCCCAGCAGTAACTTTCATTTAAAAATCTATCGCCTTTCTCTTTGCCACATTTAGAACAAGTCGACTTTCTTCCATCCGGGTTTTTAAATCTTCTACCCTCTTCCAAACTTATTTTTCTCAGCTTGGAACGTTTACATGAATTGCAATAAGCATCTCTTGGATTTTCTTTTATCGTCCCGCATGTTGTGCAATCAGGCTTTGATTTCTCCTTATACCTTTCCCGCTCACACGCAAGACAATACCCTCTTTCTTGATGCTCCTTGATGCCTTTGCATCGACTACACAATGGCCCCCTCTTAACGACCGAACCATGTTTAGCTCGATACTTTTGCGCGTCAAGTTTGCTCTTCTCCTTTTTACGTTGCTTGCGACAGTCATCACATATTTTTTTCTGGGTCGATTGTTTTTGATTTCCACACTCGCACACCATTGTGCCCACTTGATTCTCCAGTTATAATCTAGCTTATGATTATAACTGGATTTGGTGGGCAATGACACTAAAGCGGGAAACAAAGGCGCATGCTGTTTTCAGCCACCAAACTGCTCCCCCATATGCAATCTCTCACGTAGGCACGGTTGTTCAATCCGAACTGGCTACCAAAATAGTGACGAATACTTGCACCACTATCAGCATCAGTCATATTCACAGTAGTGAATGGAGATTCATCAGGTAGTCGTGGCATAGCTAAGTAGAACTGGTCGCCAGACATCAAGATACCTGCTCTATGTGAAGGTAATACAGTAACGGTCATGCCAGCCGCAATGGCATTGTTTAAGTTTTGGTTTTGGTTTTGAGCCCATACCAAGCCAACACCGTTAATGGTTTGAATAGAAACAGTAACGGCATTACCAGCACTCGTTGCATCAGCAGTAGCACGAAACTGAACAGGTTGTTGTGTGGGAGTATGGCCAATAAACGATAAAAATCTCATGTTTGGCTGACCGCTTACGCCATCATTGAACTGAAGCAAGTCGCCCGCTTTAATCGCATCAACGTTAGCGCCTACTGAAGCATCAACACTGAATGTAATTTGAGTTACGTTAGCGCCTGTTGGATCGTTAGTAGAAACAACAGTCATTACGTTAGCAGGAGCTGCCGCGTTACCAATATCACCAGCAACATGAATAGGTAATAGGTTGGATTCATACCAATCAGTATTGCTGAATCGTCCTAGTTCCCATTTAAGCGCCAATTCATTGTTACGATTCATCGCAAATTGGTTCAAACCGCTGTTAACAATTGCAGGGATGTTAGCAACAGGCAATATACTCATCATTTTGTGAGTTGCTGCCCCAAAGTCTTCGAAGTTGGCAACTGCTTGTGCTAATTGACCAAAGCTGTTGATTGGGCTAACGCCGTCACCATAGAAACGGAATGGGCCTGAGTTAACTTGCAAGCTTCCAAATCCAGAGTTCTGAGGATCGTTAATCATAACGCCAGAAATGAAGTTCTTTAATATATCACGCTCAACTAAAGTACCAAGCTCTTTTGCAGCAGCCATACCAAAACGGTCCATATAATCGCGAACGTTAAATATGAATTGTTGATCGGTATAACCTGCAGAAACGTTAGCAGCCTGGCTACATACTAATGATTGTACGCGCTGAACAGATTGCTGTTGGGTAATCACTAGACCATTGTAAGAAATATAACGAGGTGTTAAATCAAACGTAACGGTGTCACCTAAGTTGGCGACTAAATCGTTAAAGTTTTTAAACTTCTTGTTGGACATAGAAATACCAACAAAACTGTTTAAGAGCCAAGCAAGCTCTGCTTTTTGGTATGTTTGTACGGTCTGTAAAGTATTTGATGGCACGGCCATGATGTAAGACTCCAAAAAATGTGAATTTTTTGAATGACAGCTTTACAACATCGCCGATTTGATTACCTAAACATCTTCCTGAAATCAGTCGTTGACATTGCGCTGTCATTCACTCCAGCACTTGTCGAAGGTTTAAGTTGTGACATCGGATCGCGAGCCTGCTCTTCTTCAGCTAAAGCCTGCTGATTGGTTTTAATCGAATTACTTAAGTCCATTAGCTTCTTTTGAGCTAATTTAGGCTGTGTATAAGACAAAAGTATAATGCTTGACATCTTTTCAGGATTGTCAACCAACTCTTTCATTATATCGCCAGTGTTCTCAAGCTCATTAGCCATCTGAACCACAGGGGCTAATGTCGAATAATCTAAATCATTGAGCTTAGCTTCCAATCCAGGGTACTTAGCCTCTGCCGCCTGCATCTTTGCAACAAATGAATCAACAGTCTGCTGAGTTCTTTGTTGGTGCAATTGCTTCTGCAGCTGCTCATGAAGTAATTGAGGGGCCTTCTCTGCAATTAAACGCTCAATATCAGCCTGCGACATTTGCGGCATACCGCCAAGGCTTTGGCCTTGCGTCATCGGTTGCGCCTGCTGTTGTGGCGCCTGCTCTTGTTGCTGCGATAATTGTTGTTCTTGTAATTGCATAAGTGCCTCTTGTTTGCCTTTTTCATACGCCTTATTGCGTTCTCTTTCGACTATCTTTGACACAATATCTCTCGATAAGGGCGCAGGTTCATCAACAGTATCCGCATTCAAAGCTTCTTCAACAGGCATTACTTCACCCTGCATTTCAGTCTCTAAATCTTTAGTCATCTCATTCCTTCATCGACTTTTTTTCGGTGTCACCGTAGATAAACAATGCATATCGCGCAAAGACTCGGCCAGGTTATCGTGTGGCAACGTAATGACATAGATTGTCACATTAGTATAGTGCATAGTCAATAGTGGCTATTAGTGTCAATTAATCAGATTCTATCCCTAAGGCATTTTCACAACACATCAAAGCTCTAGCCGCATAAAATTTTAATTCATCGCGCAATTTGCTGTCTTCAAGCATCATAAAATGAATTAATGCCGCATTAAGCGCAATCAATCCACAGCGTATGTTTCTTATTTCCTGTTTTGATCGCTTTGAGCCGAAATCCACATTAATGACATTACTCATTTACGACAAGATTTTTTAACCATCTTTTTTACTAATGCTTTATCTTGTTTCACATCCTTGTGATTTGATTCTGATTTCTTTTTAACAGCCTTTTTCATCTTGTCCATTATTATTTCCTTTTGTTTTTTGACTTTCCCGCAACACTCAAAGCTATGGCAATTGCTTGTTTTTTAGGCTTTCCAGCGCTTATTTCTTTTTTTATGTTGGCAGATACGACTTTATTAGACTTCCCTTTCTTAAGCGGCACAATAGTCTCCTAGCAAGGTTCGTTACGTCGGTAGAATCGCTCAACAACCTGCTCTTTTTGATCGCGACTAGCGCCCCTCATTTCTTCGTGAACCGCTTTCATTACTTCATGCCTGGTGAATCCATCTCGATCAGCTCGCGCAACGCCGCCAACTCGTTCCAAGTCATTTAATTTTATTTTGTATTTAGTTCTCATTGTATTCGTCTCCTTTCGATGCTTTGCTAATCTCATGTTCAAGTTTCTTTGCAGCTAAATTATCATGATGCTGACGCGATTGCACCTCTGCAAGTTTAGCCGCTGAGTCAAGCGCGTGTGTCTCTAAAGAGGTCTGTGCCTTCTCCAGCTGTACCGCGCTGTCAATCTGCGCCTGAGAAATCTTAGCTTCCGCCTCCATGGCCTTGGCATCAGCAAGTATTTTCTCGTTAGCTAATTTTGCAATCTGTATCTGATTGTCAATATCGTTTTGTGCTTGCTCGCCAATCAATTTAGCCGCTTCCAGTTGCAACTTGGCTTCTTCGGTTTTAGCTTGTATTTGTGCTTTTTGAGCGTCAACCTGGGCACGTATCATCTGGGGATTTTGCTGCATAGCCTGTTGCTGCATTTGCATTGCTTGTTGTTGCATCTGTTGTTTTTTCGCGGACCAGCGCTTAATAGCTTCAGGCAATTCATCCGCGCCATATATTGTTAGGTTCTTAGCTAATATAGGCAATCCGCCGTCCTCATCATTAAAGAATTCTCCAAGAGATGGGCTGGCATGCATCAATGCAATTACTTGCTGTACCGCTTGATTTTTTTGTACTTGGAAGTTAACTCCGGCCTCAATGTTTACTTTAAGGGCGTGTTCATCATAATCAAGCCTTGGCTCTCCTGGACCGTTAACGCCTAGATACCGCGTTTCACCACGCAAATCAGTAACAGGGATTGTTCTTCGGCCAACAATGTATTTGGTCATGAGGTCTACATGAATGGTAGCCATTTGCTTTAATCCGGCTAAGTAGCCAATAACGTAAGGCATGGCTGCGGCATTTCCTACTGATGCGGATTCAATGACCGCTTTCCCTGATAAATCGTTGTCGTTTTGACCTAGATTTGATGCATAGCTACCTAGGATAGTTTGGGTTGTTGGATCAGTAACTTGAAAAGCCCCCATAACCTCAGGCGGCGCAGGCAAATTTTGAATTTCTCTAATCGGGTCGGGAATGGGTTTATCAGGATTGTTTTCACTGTACGCATTAACAACCACAGTATTAGCACGCTGGATATCATTTAACGCCTCAAGATAATCCATTTCTTGTGGTATAGCTTCTTTTTTAACAATAAACTTATGCTGAATCATGTTCTCTAAGAAATTAGCCAGCGCAATACCGGCGTAATTTTTAAGGTCCTGAACTCCTTTGGCATGATACACATAAGGGCGAGTCATTTGGTAAGTAGTATTCCCTGTACCTTCGGTCAATACTATTGAGTTGCCATCAAAGAACACATGAGGGAGATAAGAATAATCGGTCTCGTAATATTCAAGAACTTGATTGTCAATAAATCTATACCGGCAGATAGTCTCTAATATGGTGATTCTGGGCTTGCCGACAATTACAGGGACTTGTTCAAAAAATTGATTTTCTTCCCAGTAGGCTAAAAGCTTTTCATAGTCTTTGACCCGCATCACGCGGCCATTAGCAAGCTTAACAATTTTTACTTTCTTCTTTTTCTTTTCAAAATAATCAGCACATAGAATTATTTTTTGATTTTGCTGATTTTTATAAGACCAGTTAAATCCTTCAATATCCCCGTATTGTCCTAGTCCTGAAACCTCCGCGTCAGGATACTCTTTCTTTAAATCCTCTTCCATCATCGGATAAATTTCAAAACTAAATTGTCCGTCACCTTTATGCGGAGCTCGAGCCATTGGGTCAAACCCTACCAAAGTCGGGTCAAAAGCCCTATCCCAAAATATGTCTTGGTTGAATGACATAGGGCTTGAGTAATCAGTCCACACTTTTCCTACTGAATAGCCCCCAGCAAGAAGATCTTTGTAAATTTCATAACTGAACCCGTTTTTATTGGCAGTGTATATAGCATGCCTAACATGGCCTTCAACAACATCCAAGACCTCTTGCGGTATGGGGACGCCTTCTGAAGGGGTAATATCAATACTGGGCTCATGCTTGGAAAACTCGCCAAGCAACCTGCTAATGTAGGCTTCGAGTATGTTAAATTCCACTTGCGGGCGATTAAGTTCTTGCAATACAGAGCGCTGTTGTTCGCTTATTGATTCTTTGAATACAAATTTCTTGAATTCTTGATATCTTTTGGCATTACCCTTGAAGTAAAGGTGCGCTGTCTGTACGTTCTTTTTAATGCGTTCAAGCTGTTCGCTTGCTGTCTTATTGATGACCGCCATACAAGTTGCTCCTAGCTCTTTGTATCGATTTTTGTTTTTGCAATATAGTAGCAGCTTTCTTAGATGATATCATAGAGTCATCAAGAGCAGATTGGGGATAAGCGAACGTTAAGCACAGGCTATCAGCCAAATCGCTAGACCTAATACCTCTCTTTTTCATGGTCGCTTTCTGCTCCATAACGAGCCTTGAATTTGAATCAATAGTATATCGTATACCACATAAATCACCATGTAGCGCATCATTATCGGGTATTTTGCATGGCTCATCAGAAAGCCATTCTTTACATAACCCCCACATTTCAGCGCGTTTGTTATAGTATCTTTTGGAGTCAAGCGGAGTGCTCCCGGCATTAACACCGATAACTATATCTCTATGTCCTAATTCGTGAAGTCTATCAACCACGCCAGCCCCTAATCCGCCAACATCAACAAATACTTTGAATGGATTTTCGCTCTCAATGATTCCATGAACTATTCCAGCTATCTCCATAGTGCTTTTCTTTATGTGACTTTCCAGACCAAATGCTACTCTCCCTTTTCTTCTAATAATACCGGTCCTGTCATCGCCAAAGCGAGCCGGGTCAACGCCAACTATTAGCTTACCATAAGGTTCCGCCTCAGCCCTCCTGCATTTCATGACTAAATCAGAAGGTATATAAGTATCCTCCCCTGTTAGTTGGAATGCCTCATTGCTGTTGCATGGGTATTCTTGTTTGAATGATTTATCTCCATCGGTTCCGTTTACGGAGAGCTCGCCAATCTTTGCCCTACGCCATACAAGTTGTTCGTGATCTAATCCGTATTGATTGACTAACTCGTTTTCTTCTTCGGTAGGCGAAAACCCATGGGGAACCTTGAGTCTATATTCATTTTGCCAAAACCAAGGAACGAATATTGCCCTAAACTCAGATAATCCAGCCTCTGCCTGCTGCCATGCCTGATGGAAGTAGTTGCCAACACCGTTAGCCGTTGACTCAAGAATTATTTCGGTTCCAGGAGCATTCGGAACTGCTTGCATAACACCCTTGGCATGTTCTGGCGCATTATTCCAGAATGCAACTTCTGATCCGTGCAGTAATTGAATGGTTGCTGAGCGACCCACTGATTTGTTTTCCGCAGTTCCTAATTTGTATCCTGAATCAAGAACCCCAAATATCAGCTCTTTTGAATTAGAGGTACTTACCTCTGGCTTAACAGGGTCCGGGGTGTTTTCATAATACCGTTGCGCCATCTTATATAGATTCTGCGTCGCATCGAGTGCATGAGTTAGTATAAATGCTTGCATGCCAAAATTGTGACTTACTTGATGATAGAAACGACCTCCAATAAGAGTCGAAACCCCTTGCTGCCTTCCCTTCAATATCAATGCACGCACACGGCCAGTCTCTCCTTTCATGCGTTCAAGCTCGGCGTGTATATGTAATTGCGCTTTATTAAGTGATAAGGGCTCAACAGAGCCGGATTTTGTGCGTATTTTTAAGCACTTTGAGGCATAGTGTATAAAGTCACTCTTTAATCGCTGCTTAATCGCTAGGCGTCTCGTCTCGTCCATTATCAAGGCTTAGAATTAATTCATGTAACTGGTTTGCTAGAGTAACAACAATATCTTGCAGCTGCATAACATCTTTACGAAGCTCATCTACTTGTGGTTGTAACTTATGTTTTGTCATTCGAGAGCCTTTAAATCATCTTCGTGCTTAATATTGATGTTTTGAATCGATTCTTTCTTGTCTGCCCACCCAAAACGATTCTTCATATTCATGTACCAAAGAGTAGATGAAAACGTCTCACTATGAAGCTCAGTGCGGCCTTTCCGCATCCACCAGGCCTTAGAAAACTCACGACCTTTTTTTATGGCCTCCGCGAACTGAGGGAATTTATCCATCCATTCATAGATGGTTGAGTAACCTACATCAAGCTCTAACCCTATTTCTTCAATAGACATTCCTTGCTTTAATAAAGGAATAACCATCTCGCAATATTCTTCTTTGAACTCAGAAGGCCTCCCGCCAGCCATAGCTAACCCCTCCTCTTCTTCCGCTTTAAATTACCAACCTGCTCATTATTCTTGCAAGCCACATTCTCAAGTGGTTCCTCTTTCGTTTCAGCCACCACTTCAACCTTAACATAGCCAACCCCTAAGCACCTAGAACATTCCTTTTCCATACCACCAATTCCAACAATAATCTTTCGCCCTTTACAGGACTCACAACGACACAAGGACATAATTTAACCAAATTTTATCCACAGAATCTGGGGATAACTAAGTGTATTTAGTGCAATTCTAATACAAAAACACGCTACAACGCAAGCACGCATTGACGTGTCGTTTTCAGTCAAAAATTAATCCAATAATATCACTTTACATTGGGTGCGCGTTGGTGTACTATTCATTTATACCAACAAGGAGAATGAATAATGAAGCCAGAACGAGAAAACTACCGAGCAATCCAAATGCCTGACGGATGGTATGCGGTACAACATAAATACGACCTGATGACGGGTTTTGATTGGCACACGAATGGCGCTCGATACGAGAAAGAACAAGACGCGATTACCTGGGCGGACGAATTATTCAAGATGGATATCAAGGAATACGAGCGACTAAAAGCGCTAGGCAGAAGTTTACCAGATAACAATTAAGGGTTGATTATGAGTTCCAGAAGAGACAGCGGCATCGAGGTGGAATCGATTAATTATGATGACTATGAAATTTTAGTTATCGAATACTCAGACGATGATTATCCTGCTGACAATACTTATTGTTTTGATATCTATCAGGGTTATGATTTGGTTTATGAGGGCGACAGAGATTTTGACGGGCTTTATGATGCAATTGATGCGGCCAAAAGGGTGATTGATGATTTTGAATTGTCAGCAGCTGGAACGGTTACTGATTGGTATGACGAATACGGAGTTAACAGGAGTGATTTTGCATGAGATTTACAATTAAACAAGCGGGCGTATTAAACAATAAAGAGCTTGCTTACCTAAAAATTACTTTGGAATCGTGTGGATCAGTTAATGTCTTATTGAATGAAGACGAAATAGAATCCTTAGAGCGCGATTTAGCGGACGCAACAGCAATCCTTTATGAGATAAGAAGAATGATGAGAGAGGGCAAATAAAATGGATTTTTTAATTGAATTTGTAACGGGCGTGGCTTGTTTTGCGTGTACATTTCTTCTTCTGGCTTTGTTCTTTATCCTTATGTAACCGATAGGGGCTAATCATCTAAGCCCCATTTATTCTATAACCACGATTTGAGTGGCCATTAAACCCTTTGGTGATTCTTCTGGAACAAAGCTTACATTCTGGCCTTCTGCAAGTGTTTTAAATCCATTTGTCTGTATAGAGCGGAAATGAGCAAAATAATCCTTCTTGCCGTCTGTTATAAACCCGAATCCTTTTGTGTTGTTAAACCACTTCACTTTCCCTGTTTGCATTAAAATCAACCTTTTTTGTTTTTATCCTGTATTGTTTCATAAATTTAATGCACTTTTTGCACCTGCATTTATGATAAAGATATGCTGTTGTTGTTGCATGTCGCCATTTATTTACGCGCTGCAAGCTAAATATTTTTTCTGAATCATAGCCTTTTGTCAATCTTCTTTTAATGACAGATTCTTCAATTCCTGTTATTTGAGACCATTCGGCAATGGTTTTTCTCTCGCCATGATGCTCTATAAATACATTGGTTCTCTTGTTTCTTTGCTGATCTGACCTGGTTGCCCATCGACAATTTTTAGGCTCATAGTGCCCATTGTTATCGACCCTATCTAAACTATGATTTAAAGGGCACTCACCCATATCCTGAAAAAAAGCGTCATAATCATTAATCCATCGATCGCAAACTTTTATTCCTCTATCATAATAATTACTTTTATCGGCATTATTTGGATTTGGTGAGCATCTTCGCTTCATCGCTTTCCAAGAATTATAAGTTTTTGTTCCAGAATAATTTTCCCATTTTACATTACCATGAATCAATATAATTACCCGCTTGCTCTCTAATCCAAATATTAGCCTTCCTACGCCCTTCATTTTGGGCCTTTACGGCGTTTTCGCTATTATGGAGTACATTGACCCATATTTCAATGTATCGCCTCATGACGGCCGTCTGTTGCGTCTTAGGAATTTTATTTAATTGCCTTTTGATGAATGCAATGTCGTCTTTAAGCAATTTAACGCCCTCCATGGCGCAATAGTCCGTAAATGTCATTATGTGTTCATATCTCCAATAATTTTATTAATTCTGTCTGATTCACTTACAGTACTTGGCCAAAACGGTTTATCTCGTTCTTTAAATCTGCCGCCGTTAAAATCAAACCAGGCCTCAAAGTTTGTGCCGTATCTAGTTTTGCGACATTTCGCTACAAATAAGTTTTTAACGGTTGGGGAGTTATCGTAAGTTTCTGGCCTGTCAATTCCTATCCACAAGCTTGAAGAGCGCACGCTACCAACCGAGTCAGCTGCATCGGAAGGGTAAGGGCATCTGTCATCCTTTTGTCTTTTAGCAGCGTCCCTGTTTACTTGGCTTAATCCAATAACCGTGCAATTTAGGTTCATGGCAAGTGCTGCTAGCCTTTGGGTGATGTCTGATATTTTTAAATCTTCTCGTTCGTGTTTGTTTTTCGTAGTTACCAGCCCCACGTAATCGACTACGATAACCGACAGCGGTTTATTCATAGCGTTCATGTGCGCTATGGTTTCTATGTAATCAATATCAATCCGTGCATGGTCAAAAACGCGCCCGTCTGGAAGCTCAATGTTTCGCTCATGAGGTTCTATGTTGTTTTTATTAAGCCGAATTGCCAAGTATCGATCCCAAATATCATTTCTTTTCATTTCCAAACTGAAAAATAAAAATTGTTTATCCGGTTGGTATTTTATAATTTCATCCATGACATAGATGCTAAAAAATGTTTTTCCAACTCCCGAAGCTCCGGCTATAGTTATAAGCCCACAATTTCTAATATCGCCAAATTGTTTGATTCCGCAGCGCATGTGCGTGTCATTTTTGAATTGGCCATCAATGTATTGCTGGTATATTTCTTTGAATGTTGACCCCTCTTTCAGCTTATCCATACCTATCCTGGACGCTTCTTGCAATCCTTCACGCACTATATCTGCTGCGACAGCGGTAGTGGGTTCCGCAATGCATGCATTCAGTGTTCTTTTCAATGCAATGATTTGTTTCCTGAGCTCACAAAGCCTATGGAGTTCCTCAATATGGTGCTCTAAAAGATTTCCCGTAAACAATTGTCCATTAATGCAGTGGAGCATCGTTTCAAAAATAGGTTTAGGCAAACCCATACCCATCAGTGATGAAATATCAAACCACTGATTTGTATCAAAACATTTTCTAATAAATTGATACAGTTCTCTAAATTCTTGCTTATAGAAAATGTCTTCAGTTAATTGAAGCATGCTCTTTCTAACTATCACATCCTCTGGGTTACCCAAAGCAATAAGCGCACCAAGAACCCCTATTTCAGAGTCTGGGTTGTACTTCGGTCTGTGTTCCATAACACTCTCTAGAATATTGTTTTATTCAAATACTTCTCAAATGTTTCCCAATGTAAAATTGTTTTTATTCCATTTTTATGACTCAACCCATTTTTGTTCATGTATTCGGCCAAAAACCCAGGACAATCTTCTTTTAACCCCCGCAGATAAGCCCTGAAATTATTAACGGTTAATGGCTTCCCTATCCTCGCCAGCCAATATTTCTTAAATTCAGTTATCGCAACTCGAGATTTCTGATCAATCGACTTCGTAATCGCATGGACTACCGGTTGCGGGCTTTCCGGGAGCTCTTCAGCGAAGACCGAAACCAAGTTTAAAGGGGTTGGATCTTCAAAAATAGATGCTACTGGCGAACTCCGTTCGCTAGTATTATTTTTAGGTTCTTCTTTTAGGTTCAGTAGCCCGTTTTTGGGCTCGGTACCCAGCCCGTTTTTGGGCTCGGTAAAATTTTGACCAGGTCCGTTTTTGGGCTCGGTAAACTCTTCTCTATTTTGTACATAAGTTAACCTCATGACGGGGATTTGGCGTTGTCTGCCTTTCTTTTGGCCGGTGTATTCAATGAGTCCCATATTGATGAGCGCCTGGCGGTTTTCCTTGATGGTTTTTATGTTTAGGTTGGTGTCAGCGACCAATCGGGCCAATGAGGGCCAGCATTCTGAGTTTTCACCGGCTCTATCTGCCAGGGATAGAAGTAATAGTTTTTGAATGGCGGTGACTTTATTCTTGGGTAATTTCCATGTGGCTATAGTGGCATCTACGCTCATAAATTGACTCCTTTCTTTTTTGCCACATAGATCATATGAAGCATGAGTTTTACTGTTTCTAAATGGTATGATTCGGGCATGTCGGGGGCGTGTATTTTTGAATACGTCACTAACAACTGTTCCATAGTTTTCCTTGTGTGTATTAAATTTTAGGCAATAAATATCCTGCCATATAAAAAAGATAGCATAAAAAAGCTTGTACTGGGGGGCATATTACTGATACACTTATGCGCATAATTTGTCCTACTTGTCTTAGGGTAAATTAGTCACCGCGCCACGCGCAATGACTCTATGGTGTTGGTGCACCGTAGAGTCAACATCTTATTCTAAATCAAGTGCTTGATCAAAGACTTAATACCAGATACGATTAAAAAGTGGTTTCCGTTGCAGTAAAAAAGCCCATGGCCTCCATTCATGGGCTTTCTAATCATCAGACGCTATATCAATAGCACAAGCAAGAACTTCTTTTAACCACTGCTCAACAATATGTATCTCTTGGATGGTAAACGTAAACTGAGGCGCTTCATGACCTTGGCGGTCGTAAATTGAATTACCTAATCGCTCTAATAAATCTGATGAATAGGCATGTAAATCGATATTCATTGGTCTATTTCCTTTAGTTCCGTTGATTGTTGATTAGTAATAGTTGCAAGCAAGTCTTGTATTATATCCAACTGCTTGTATTCACCAAATCGATGAAGAGCTACGCAATAGCCTTCCGCTATACGAATCAACTGCATTATCTGTTGTTCACTTATGATCATTTAACCATCCCGCATTTTTCACATGTACTAATAGAATAATTCCCTTCGCATGGGCTGAATTCATGATTGCAATAGTTATCGATCATTGACTGAAGTTTTTGAACTAATGATTTAAAAGATTCTGATTTTCTAATTAAGTAGTGCTCATCACCAACATTCAAGGCTACTTCTCTTAACCAAATTAAATCACCCTTGGTAAATTTATTCATTCTTATTCTCTCAAGCCATAACCTCTATTTCCTGGGGACACCAAGGTTCATGATTAACGAATTCTTTGGCATATGCTCCGCAGGTACAATACTCCTTAAAAGAGTTCATATCTTTATGTGCTATAATGTATGCGACCGAATTTCTATCGTATTTCTTTAATATGTCTTCTTTTGTAAAGTTATTCATCATCATCTTTCCTCATTCCCAACAAAATCATTGCATGGCCAATTAAATTTTCTGCTTCACTTAAATGCGATTGCGCTATTCTTTTCGAATTCCACGGATCATCTTTATAGTTATCAATGAGGAATTCCACTTTATCTCTTAGAACGCGATGAGATGGAGATTCTGATAACATGGGAGTACTAGAAATATATGCTGTCATATCAAGATGGATTATTTGCAGCTCTTCTTTTGTAAATTCATTCATATACTTCCCCATTAATAATGATTGACATGCCATTATCTCCTACAGAATTTTCTCTTAATTCATTAAAGTGAGCGCGCCACAACTCCTCTGAGAAAGATTGAAGCCACATTTTGTTCGCATCATTATAAATAATTTTCATTTTATCTATTTCTTCTTTAGTAAAGTCATTCATTGAATCACTATATATAACTTTTGACACTTATTGCATTTGTAAACTATTTCTTGTGGAAAATCGTTTGCCTCACCGGCCAAAACTCTTCCATAAATGCCGGGAGAATATCCAGGACCATCAGTCTCATGCTCACAATAGTTATCAATCATATGTTGTATTTTTGCGCGTAAATGAAAATATGAATGAGGGTAAATTTCAATATTCCCATTTAAAATATTTTCTAGCTCTTCTTTCGTAAAATCATTCATTCGCAATAATCCCCAAGCAATTGTTTCAATATATCCTCATATCTTGAAGAGATACTATCAATCAAATCATAGTACGCCGTGGATTGATCCTCATTTTTCCACACCAAAGGGAAACTTATAGCCTCTAACATTCCCTTTAATTCCATCATTTGGTCCCGAAGTTTCTGATTCATAACTTACCATCCATTTCATCCTCTGGCTCACCACAAAAATAGGCAGAAGCAACAAGATTAAAATGCGCATATCCCCTAAATACCAAATCCATATACTGTTCTTTCTCTGCATCGCTCATCTTCCTACCACAGTCATTATTGCAGCCAGGTGAGGCACAGAATGTTTTGTCTAAAAAACTCATAACTTCCCCTCTAATTCCTCACGCAAACAAATCAAACACTCAGCAATAACCCTAAAACTCCTGGTAGTCATTAAAGGGTCATACGCAGCAAGCCCTATAAGTTGCTCAAGACGCGCAAATGCCCTATTTAGTGCACGCCCTTCGTTCAACTTACGATACGCGCGCAACTCATCAAGCTCCTTTAAATCCTCTGCCGTCATCAAACCCCCGCATCTTTATAATCAGCCTTAAGCTGCCCCCCAGTAATCGCCTCAAGCCTAAATTGAGACTTAATGGGAACAAACCCCTTGCGCCTCCACGCAAACCAACATGTCCGAGCCATACCAGTTTTCTTAACAAAATTAACCGAACTACCAAAATAATCTTCTATCTCTTTAATCTTCATTTTTACCCCTTAACGGTTGACATAATAGTGCATGTTGGCGTACTATTCAAGTGCGCAATCTCGCGTAGACCAATAAGGTAAAGAGGATAAGATGGATAATTCACAAGAAAGACAATGTGTACTTGAAGATTCGATTAAGCAATTAGAATCAGTTAACAAAAAGCTAGCTAAGTTGACTCTTGAGAAGGAAGAGTTAACACAAACTATTATAGCCGCATTGGGCCATGAAAAAGAAGGGCAGCGCACTTATGATGTGGGGATATACAAAGTAACCGCTAAGACCCCTAATATTTATTCATTAGATACTAGAGCTTATAAGAATGGTGACGTGTATCTTGATCCACAATTTGACCCGATAAAGCAATCGGTAACTTACACGGTTGATAAGAAATTGTTTGATAAGTATTACAATGATGCTCCTGAAAGCGTTAGGGAAGCTTTAGTTTCATTGGTTACTGTTAAGCCTGGTAAGGCCAGTGTATCGGTGGGGATGATATGAGTATATTAAATCAGATCCAAGTCACGGGGGCATTGGCCCCAAGAATAACTATTTATGGCGCTCCTGGTATTGGTAAGTCAACGCTTGCTAGCCAGTTTCCAGACCCTTTATTTATCATGACCGAGCAAACGGGTTTGATTGGAGTAAAAGCCATTGAACCGGTTAGTACGTTTTCTGAGTTTTGGAAAAACATTAAGAGTTTATTAAAAGAAGATAAGCTCCCTTTTAAAACAATTGTATTGGACAGTATTTCTAAGCTCGATAACTTAGTTGTTAATCATATATTAGATAGTGAAATGCCAAGAAAAGACGGCACGAAAGCGTCTTCTCTGGCAACTGCTTGCGGCGGTTATGGAGCTGGGTATCAGGCTGCCCAGGTGGCGCATAAAGCAATTAAATCATTATTTGATGGATTTCAAGAAAAAGGTATAACTGTGGTTTACATCGGTCATTTATCTTCTGTGAAACACAAAGCTCCAGACCTTGAGGACTTTGATAAATACAGCATTGTTATGAGCAGCGAAAAATCGAAAGAGCCGTATATTGACGATGTGGATTTAGTGGCTTTCTGTCGCTTGAAATCTTATGTAAGTGACACGGAATCAGGTCGAACATTAATTAACAGCACCAATGAGCGAATCGTTTTGACGGGCGTTTCTGATGGTCATGTAAGCAAGAACCGGTTTAATATGCCAAACGAAATACCTATGAAATATGAAGAGATAGCAAAACACATACCCTTTTTGATGAAAAATAATTGATATATGGAGTAACAAACATGAGTTTTTGGAGTAGTGATTTAGGAAGGTTAACGGGTGATTCGCAAGATGCATTTGCAAGAACATATAAAATAATTCCTGATGGGACTATGGCAATTGCAAAAATAAACAGTTTTTGCTTAGTAGAAAAGAACGGTAAAAACCATTATGAAGTTGAATGGCAATTGATAGACGGGGACTTTAAGAATCAGGCCGTTGTTCAAAAAATACATGCATTTGACGTGGACAGTAAGAAGAAACATCGTGCATTAAATATGTTGATGCTTTTGTTTAAGATGTATGGGATTAAGCCTGCCACGAATGCTGCGCCTACCGATCAGGAACTTGCAGTATTTCAAGGAAAATTAGCAGGCGTAAGAATTGGCGAATGGTCTATGCCAAAAGATGATGGAACCATGATGGAAGGAAACTGGGTATCAGAAGTACATCCGGCAGAAGGATTTAAGTCTGAAACAGGGATCAAACTCGAAGTTACCCACACTAGAAGCAGCGTTGATAGCGCGTTCAGTCGCAACGAAAGATCAATTAATCCAGAAATTGATAGCGATGACATACCGTTTTAGGATTATTTATAAAAATGATAAGAAAAATAATTAAAAAACTTAAGTATTTCTTTTCTAAGAAATGCCCTCTATGTCGCTATCGGAAAACCAAATGTGATGAATGCATTTGGTTTTTATAATCTTTAACTGAGAACCTTATGGACAGACTAAGCGCGCTTATTGAAAAAACACCAATAGAAAGCAACGAGCTAAGACCCTACATAGGTGCAAGCTCCATTGGTTCCCCTTGCGCCCGTCAAATATGGTACAGCTATAACTTGTATGAGTCGCAGCCATCCCCGCCAAGAGGCCAAAGGAATATGGAGATAGGAAAACGACTTGAAGGTATGGTTCTTGATTGGCTTGAGCGTGCTGGTGTTGAAGTAATTAGGCCCAATGAAGATAATAATTTTCTTTCTTATGTTGATTCTGAACATCCATACTTTAGAGGCCATGCCGATGCTTTATTGCCAAAACTTAACGCGGTCGTAGACATCAAAATAATTAATTCTTCTAGCTTTAAGCAATTTGTCACTAAAGGCCTTAAGGCATGGTCTGAGATTTATTACGCACAGCTTCAGTCTTATATGGGGATGGGAAATATACCTAATGCCTTTCTTCTAGCATTAAACAAAGATTCTGCAGACCTTCATGATGAACACATCAAATTCAATAGCGCCTACTACGACTATTTAAAAATGCGTGCTGAATTGATCCATGAATGCACCAACGCACCGGCAAAGATATCTGAAAACCCGTGCTGGTGGCTTTGCAAAATGTGTCGATTTAAGTCGTTATGCCATGACAAAATTCAAAAGGATACAACATGAGTCAAGTAAATATAATCACCTGTGATCAATTCCAAAGAGACTTAACTACCAGCACAAACAGCGTTGATTACAGGCTTAAGTTAATGAATGAATATATTGCCCCGCACGATGGCGCTGTAACAGATATGATGATTGTTCCCCCTCTAACCGATGGAGACAAGCATTTTTGTGTATTGGGTTGTCTTTATATGTGGATTAATAAATTATGAAGATAGAGTTTAACAGTGTCGAATACCTGGCGCGCAAAATTGTTTGCGATTTAAGTCGTCAAAACATGCTGTCAACGGGATATGAATTAATCGGCTATTTGTCCTGGATGATTAAAGATGAGTTAACTAAGGAATGTGACCATTTCTGGGAGCCTTTCCCTAACGAGCTGTCTCATTTTAATCCTGATTTGTGCGCATTACCAATGCCTATGCGAAGAATATGCAAAAAATGCGGGCAAAGCGCAGAATGAAAATATAGCGACTAATAAGGTTAAAATAAATGAATGACTTCACGAAAGAAGAGCTATCCGACCTACAAAGCTGGGGGGATGCATATACAGCATTTGATAAGGAAGTGGCTTAGTATGATAATTAGCGACAAACCTCACAACTACATATTTATTGATTATCACAGTGGATATGAAATAACTAAACATCCATTGGTTATCAACGCCGAATTTAATAACGATGAAATGCAAAAAATATTTAAGAAAGAATTTTCTGACTCAGGGAGGGTGAATATAGGACTTTCTCATTTTTGGAATTATATTGCATCACAAAAAATTTTCATAAACTTCTGGACGCATCCAGAGTTTGGTTTGGTTAAATCCATTGATTCTTTAGACAAATTTAAAAACTGGATTTTGATTCATGGGGTATCTGGAAATTATTAGTTTATGTAATAAGGAATTTCATGAAAGTTAGTGTATTTATTAAAATAATAATTGGTGTATTTTTTCTTATGTTATGCGCAAAATTGTTTGGCCACGGTTTAACAGCACCAAATTCAGCCGCCGCCGAATTTTATTTTTCTACAGCGTTTGGGTCATTGATCATTAGTTTTTACTGTTTTTTAGGACATTTATTTGAATGAACCCGAAACACTCAAAAGAATTGCGCAACAAACGCCAAGAAGCCAAAAAGTGTTTGGTGCAGTCAAAGAGGATATTAAAATCTATGGAAACGTGGCTTAACAGCCATGATGAGCACTCAATCGAAATGGCGTCAGCGTTTTTTCAAATATTTAAATATCACATTGAAGAGGGCGATTTAAGGCCCGATGAAATCAATCTGGCTGCTTTTATAAGGAAAGAGAACTCTAAAACATCATGAGAACATTACGCCCCTATCAGGAACAAGCGGTTAATGAATGCTGGAGTGCTTTAAGGCTTAATGATGATCCGGTTTTATTAATGGCAAGCGTGGGTTCAGGTAAAAGTTTAATGATTGCCACTATTTTACTAGCCATGCAAAAAGCTGGTAAACGCGCATTATGCTTGGTCAATAACGCAGAATTAGTACGAAACAATTCAGAAACATTCAATGCACAAGGCGGCCACTCTTCAATTTATTGCGCCGCACTTGATTCAAAGGATACAAGCGCCCCAGTGGTATTTGGAACACCTCAATCTGTTTTGAATGGAGTAAATAAAAACGATGGCATATCGCGGATCAAATTTAATATTATCGTTGTTGATGAGGCGCACGCTATTAGCTATCATAATCACCGTTCTTGTTTTATGCGTATATTGCGCCACTACAAGCAAGAATATCCCGATATGCGTTTACTTGGAGCCACGGGAACGAATTTCCGATTCAAAGGCGCTGCTATCGTTGGGCCTGATTGCCTGTTCAAAACTCAAGTAGGAAACATAACTACCAGCAAGCTCATAGAAGACGGTTATCTGATCAAGCCCACATTCAAAGTAGACCCAGAGCTGATCATTGACTTTTCTAAGGTTAAAATTAAATCTAATGGCCAGTTTGACGCAAAGCAACTGACCGATGTTATTAATGAAAACACACGACTCACAGAGCTTATTTGCAAACAAGTAATTCATATAATGGAGCAAGAAAATCGATTCGGGGTCTTCTTGTTTGCAACCACCAAAAAACATGCAGTTGAAATATTAAGTCACTTGCCAATCGATGAATCAGCAATAATTTTAGGGGAAACGCATCAACATGAACGTACTGAAATTCTTGAAAAGGCGCGTAATGGTAAAATACGCTATTTGGTCAATATCGCTATTATTAGCGTGGGCGTTGATATTCCTGCTTATGATACCATTGCATACTTACGTCCAACAGAAAGCATGGTACTACTCGTGCAAACTATGGGGCGTGTGCTTAGATTGTCACCAAGTACAGGGAAAACCCAGGCATTAATCATGGATTTTGCTGGGAACATAGAGCGGCATAAGGATTGGGACGATCCAATATTGCTTGATGCCGTTAAGCAAATAGACCCTGTTGATGTTGCCCTAGACATTCAATGCCCGCAATGTCAGGAATGGAACCCGCAAACAGCAAGACGATGCAGAGGCGTAACAAATAAAATTCGATGCGATTACTTCTTCGAATTTAAAGAATGCCCCTCTTGCGGCATACAAAACGATATAGCGAGCAGGAATTGCCGCTCATGCGAATGCGAGCTAATCGACCCTAACGCCAA